TGAATTATCTTCCCGATACTGCTCAACAATAGGATTCTGGGGGCTGTCTTCAGTCCACAAAAAAGTTCTTCCAACGCCTGGATCTGTAATATCAGGGCTAGTGCTTATCTTTACCAGCGCAGCATACTCGTCATCCCATATGTCTGACACGGATGCGTCAAGCCCTTTCCCGTTGGAATTGTAAACAGATCCGCCGATTAAAACCCTGGGCACATCAAACACGGCCGCCAGCTGATCGGATGTCATTTTATTGATATCAATTCCCGGAAAGGTGTATTTAAGTCGGTTTACAATCTGGTCACACTCTTTAAGATCCTGGAATGTGTTCCACGATATAACCAGTGCATCAGGCAGCATACCGCACTGGAGCCTGAAAGCGCTTCTGCCGTCATTAACATCTGTTATGGGGGTAGCATTTGTGGCGTCATCCCATTCATCGCTCACAGAATGAGCAGTAAAATTGGATGCATTAAAAAGCTTGGCAGCAATACGTTTTTCCTGTGATCTCATAATATGATTCCAGGCCCGTTTTGTGGCAATAAAATCACCTATACCCTCAGATCCTTCCTGTTCGATCAGCGCGCGCTCACTGTCATCAACGGGTTCTTCCCATCCATGCTCACTTGTAGTGAAATACCCCCGCTCATAATCCCAGTCGCCCCTGTTATAGCGGCCCCTGGGCGCCCTTGCTGTATCCGGAACAGAAAGCAACGCTTCCTTTGGAATAACCGGGTAGCTTGCTGAAGACAAGCCTGTCCGGAATATCGGCATTATTTCTAGACCGATAAACCCCATGGTGTTGTCTTCCGCGTATTCCATCACTGTTATACCCAGATCCGGTCTGTAAATTGCGGAATCATTTTTTGCTCTCATTGAAATATCCTCCTGTTAAAGTTTATAAATTATAATATTACCTGTTTAGTGTGTTTTTCAGCTATTGACGTTTATGCGTCGCTTACGGTTTTGCCTTTATACTCAATCCACGCGCCGTATATATACACAGCATCACCGTCATTGGTGCCGCCCAGCGTCAAGACAACAGACAGGGTTCCAGGGGCTGCAAGTACACCATCGGCCCCACAGGTAAACACCAGCTCGCTGGCGGCCTGTGTAATAGCCTGCGCTGCAGTATCCTGGATATCCGCATTGGCTGTATCACCGGCAGCACAAGGAAACACTTCGCAGTCCAGAGTAAGTTCATCAAGATCAGCGGCCTTGCCTGCCAGCACATGCACTTCAACATCCGCTGAATCATCAAGATCCTGCGGAACAGGTGTGGTAAACTGAAAAGCCTCAACCGTAGCATCAATGGGAATAGCCAGCACAATTTCCTTGTTTGCAAGCTGCGAAAACCCGGAGGTAGTGGAATTCAGCTTTGTGAGGGCTGTACCATCTTCCTGGCTTATTGCGTTCAGCGGCACCGGTATGGTTTTTTGAGTGGTATGAACCTGCTCATACAGTTCCGTAACCGCTGCTTCAACGGTTGTTTTAAGCGTATGACCGTCTGCATCGGCAACAGAAACCGTAGCCGCTGTGGTAGCCTTTACGTTCCAGGGAGCCATCTCGATATGTTCATTATCAGCAGTGGCAGCGGAAAGGGAAACTCCCTGGGCAGTACCGCTGGAAGCATCACTAACCTTGCCGTCAGCCGCGCCGTAAAGCGTGGTGCCCTTTGCAATGGCGCTGTCTACAACACACTCAATCTCGAATGTCCCAGGGTACGAGTTAAGCCTGCACGCCACCAGATCCCCGGCAGAAACAGCATATTCGGTTATGCCGATATAGTCCTCGCCTGCATCTGCATACTCCACTTCCGGAGGTGTCTTGGTTGTAGATGATTTTATTTTTACCCTTCTGCGCGCCTCCAGATCCTCATAAGCTGTAAAAGTTCTTATTCCTTCATTAAACATGGTCAATTCCTCCTGATAGTTAATTGTATTTTTTTTAAACCATTAATCCTGTTATTCCGCGATTAATGCACCTGTCGGCTCTTAATCCACGTGCTGTGCGCCTGGGGGTTTTTGCCTGAAACAGCCTGAATAGCCTGCGCTTTGCTCACCTTATGCTGTGCCTGGTAATCCTCCACCAACATCATGAAGTCTTTTTCCCCGGTTTGCGTCTGTTCACCTGCTCCAGGGTTTTCAGCTCCAGCCTTTTTAATAGCATCCAGCATTTCAGATTTTTTATTAGTGTCTTTACCCGCAGGCGAAACAGCCGAAATAGCTTTGAACTGGTCCACTGTAACCCCGGTGTTTACAACATTTGCCAGCCTGGCCCCCTCTTCCTCGCCAAACTGAACCGAAGCCAAACCCAGTATCCTGGTCCTCTCGTTTTCAGCCGCTTCTGCTTTAACAGTTTCCAGGTCAACCCCTGCTGCCCCCTCTTTTTTGGCCTGTGAAATAAGCTCCGGAAAAGACCCTTCCAGATCCTTAAGGGTTACAGCCTCATTTTCTAATTTTGTTTTATCAAGCATGAATCGTTCCTCCTTAAATTTTGTGGTTAAAATGTTTTTTCTTTTGCCCGCCTTAAGCATTGCAACTTCAATAGCGTAATCCAGGCTGCCAAGCTCATCCACAAGCCCGGCATCGAGGGCCTGCTGACCTATAAATATCCGACCATCCGCCATATCCTTTAATACCTTCTCAGCGGAAACACCCCTGTTACGTGCAACTGCATCCACAAACAGGGAATATGTGTAATCTGTTCCGGCTTTCAGGTAGTCATAAGTTTCCCTGCTTAAAGGCTCAGAGTCATTCCCTGCTGCCTTATATTGCCCGGAATAAATAAATGTGCGTTTAACCCCGTCCATCTCATCCCGTTTGCTGTAATCATAGTGCGCCATAATAACGCCAATGCTTCCCACCTCACCGGTCTGCTCTGTAATAATCATATCAGCAGCAGATCCTATCCAGTACCCCGCAGAAGCCATGAGCCCTGACGCAAAAGCCACAACAGGTTTTCTGCCCCTGTTAGCGTATATATAATCAGCAATAGCCTCAGTCCCATCCACTGTTCCGCCGGGCGTATCAAAGATAAGCACAATAGATTTTACGTCTTTGTCTTCATAAGCCAGCTTGAGGACCTCTTTCAGCAGTTCAGTAGATGTGCCCCCGCTTATGGCCATCATCATATTCATTTTTTTAGCCAGCACGCCTTCAACCGGTATAACTGCAACACCGCCCGCCGTTACATATGCGCCTTTATTCTCAAGGCTTTTTCTTTCTGACATAGCGGCTTTTATGTCATCGCTTATGCTTATGCCGTGGATATGGTTAAAAACCACCTGGTTAATCATATCCAGCTTTTCAGGCACCATAGCCCAGTATGATTTCTGTATGTAATCAGTCAGCCTCATCAGTCTGCTCCTTTTCTATGTTAACGGCAGATTCATCGCATGAAGGATCAAGGTTTTTGCTTAACAGATCTTCATTTTCTTCCGCCAGTTCTTCAAAAACGGCAGATCGGTCTCCGCCTCTTTCCGTGATAGCCTCGCCCCTTGATTTTAATTTATTTTTAATCAGCAGAACATCTGCCTGGGCCGCCTTAACAGGTTCTATGTCGCCCTTGGGCGCCCCTCTCCAGTCTGCCCGGGTAAGTGCCCACATATTTTCGTAAAAATCATCAATATGGTCTATCTGGTTTTTAAGCCACGCCTCTTCCATCAACATGGTAAAAACCGGCTGGCAATAACCCTGCCCTATAAATGATCTGTAGTTCATAAAAACCCGCCAGGCATCAAGCATGGCAGAACGGAACCCGGCAAAATTAACTTTTTCAGGGTCCCTGAACAGCACGGGGTATGGAACCCCCAGCGCCATAGACAGCGTCTTTTTAATCAGCCTGGTAAAAGGCTCAAATGTAGCACCTGGCCGGTTTGCGGCAATAGGATGAGGTTTCTGACCGGCGGCACCATACATTACCTGGCCCGGAATCATCTCCTGGTATCGTTCCTGTTTCGCGTTCCCGTCTGCATCCGTATAATCAAGTGTGCTGTTTGCAAGCATTTTGGCATAAATAGAAGGGTCATCCGCTGCACCTGTTTCAATAAACAAGCTGAAGGCCGCAGTAACAATATTACTCACAAGCTCTGCATCCAGATAGTCGTTTAAATCCCGGAAAAGCTTCATGGCAGGTGCAAAAAACGTAACACCCCGCACCTGTTCCGGCTCTTTACATACAAAGCCATGAAGCA